TACCCAAAAATATCGACAAGATAGAAACCTCTCTTTCAGAGAATTTGCCAGCGAGGTCAACGCCGAATTGATCAACACTGGCTTTTCTTACAGCACGGCTTATAGGTTGGAAACCAAGAACTATGAGCCTGAACTCTCACTCTTAATTGAATGCATCGTGACGTACCGCAATACCTCTCGGCATTGGATTGCGCAATGGGCGGTCGAAATGTTCAGCGCCATGTATCCAGACCTTATTCAAAGTGGGGTAGTCACGTTTCGCCTCAACCATAAAGAAACTATACAGCCATAAGGCGAATTTGTCAGAAAGTGGAAGGTCAAAAATGGCGAAATTTTGGCTCGGTCTGATCCTTTTCTGTTCAATACTGCTCATCATTTTGGTGGTGATATGGAAGTAATCGTCATCGTACTTCTCATCCTCGTGATCGCTCTCTCTGCGGTAATGCTCTACCGCGAATTTCAGGGTGTCAGTCAGCGCATGGGAAAACTCGAAGAACGTGTAAACAAACTTGAGACAGCCAACCGGAAACGAATGCCTTGGGCTGCGGTCGATAAATTACTCAATGCCCGCGCTGCTCTCAACCGTGAAAAAGAAGAACGCCAGCTTGGGATTAGTTTCATCGAAAATGCCGAAGCCTGGCTCGATCAAGTAATGGCGGAAGGCACAAAACGCGATGAACAAAAATAGCCTATGCAAACCGACTTCCGCATTGAATGGGTCCCGCTCCCCGCAGAACGCGAAGGCGAGTGGCGGCACGCCATCGAATTGATCGCCCAAATTATCAAGGAGTATGCCATGACCATTTCCACCACCAACACATACCGCTTCGCCTGGATTGACCCAAACAAACAGGGGACGCAATACGGCGCGTTTCTGTTCAACAGTCCCGCCGAGGCGAAAGAGCCGATGAAGATCATGAAGAAGTTATTCCGCGATTTCGTCATCTGGCTGGAAGATCGAGAACACAATCGGGTGGAGATACCGAAGTGATCATCCTTCTCATGGCGATCTTGCTTGGCAGTCATGCGCCCGCTCGAAGCTATTACCTCGCAGGCATTGAGACCTTGCTTGAAGCATTCATGATCGCGGTATTGATCGGCATCATGCAATAAAAGACGGACTGGACGGCGCAAGTGAGAAGGTTCGAACCCTTCACAGTCTCATAGGCGGCTTGGTACCCCGCCGAAAGAGAGCAGGCACTTCGTTCTCTCCTCCTTTGGTAATGGTGACATCCTGGTTGGCTTGGCTCGATCAGGGTGTCACCACCCAAGGGAAACCAGTAATCAGTGAGCAGTGAGCAAGTCAAACCAAAAGGAGAACCTAATGAATACGGAATATCGAGAATTAACCCAAGAAACACACGAAGCGTTGAAAGCATATATCCACAAATATGCACAGTTGCCTGAAATCGATGAAAGCCGCGCAGCTGCCTATGCCATGATGACCTGGATTTATCCTGAATTTGACCGGCTTTCCTATCTGTTGTTGGTAGGTGAATCAGCAACGGGGAAAACGACTTGTTCAAGAGTAATTGGTCATATTTGCTATAAGCCCATGTTCATTAACGGGCGCAGAAATGCCAAATCAATATTAGTGGAAATGAATTTAATTAGAGGGACTGCCATCATCGAGGAGTTCGTCTTTTCAGAAGATGATGAAGCTTTAGTGAAGAAGGTTTTAGGAGTTGGTCGCGATAAATCAGCAATGATTATGAAGACCGAACCCGATAATAAATCGGTCGTTGCATATTCCGTCTTTGGACCCAAAATCATTACATCCAGATTTCGACCAGAAGCATCGATTGTTTCAAGAAGCACTGTAATAAAACTTAAAGCGCAAAAAACATTGCGCCCCGGATTGACGCTTCTAAATCACGTTCAACTTGAAAAAGAAGCGGAGAAACTTGCTCCGAAAATCAAAGAATGGGTCGAAATGACCGTTCATAATGAGCATCCTCATAGTTTCACTGCCATGTTGAATTGGATTAGTGGGGAAGAACAATGATCACCGAATTGCAAATCGTCCATCGTCCATCGTCAATCGTCCTCGCCCCTTCCTGGCAGGACCAATTCAAAGCCTACCTTGAAGTTGATCATCGCAAGGTCACGCGCCGCCAGCTAAGTGATAGTTCCATCCAAACCGCAATGCAGCGCGTGCGAGAATTTTCTCTGTGGTACGAAGCCGAAATCAAACAAATCTTCAACCCCTTTGAACTGGTCAACTACCACTTCACCACATTCCGCAAACACTCACTCAACGAAGCCAAGGTCAAAGCGCGCACATGGAATTCCCGCCTGTGGGCATTGACCTTGCTATGCCAGTGGATGGGAAAACCCGAACTACTCGAAGGCGTGAACGGCAAAAAACACAACCAGCTTTCCGAGAAATATCGCTCCCTTACAAAAAAAGAACGTCACGATCTGCACATCAACTACCAAAAAGACATAGATGGCGCAGTCACCCAGTTTGACCACTACTGCGCCGTGCGCGATTACGCCATGTTCACTTTGATGCTCGAAGCAGGTCTGCGCGTATCAGAATGCGAAGCCCTCGAAATTCAAGACATCTCCATTGGCGAACGCTCAGGCTCTGTACTGGTGCGTGATGGAAAAGGCGAAAAAGAACGCCTCGTCCCCCTACCAGGTGGAGATGAACACCACGTCCGCAAAGCCCTGAAAAAATGGATCACCGTCCGCGGCACGCCTCAAACCTCCGCCCTCTGGCTGGGCAAAGAAACCCAGCAACTCAGCGCCCGATCCATGGAGCGCATCGTCAAAGTCGTCTCCACCCGCATCGGCTCACCCGATATCACCCCGCACTGCCTGCGCTACGAATTCGCCAAAAACCTCCAGCGTAAAGGTATGGACGTGATCGACATATCCCGCCTGCTGGGTCACAACTCCATCGAAGTTACCAAACGCTATCTGCGCTCCTCGATGGATGATCTGCTCACCCAAATGCAAGGAAGCGAATGATGGAAACATTAGTTGTCAAGTTCAATCTAAAAATGTTTGAAACCATAGATATTGTCAACGCAATTTGTATGCTCGGTTATCACCGAACAAACAATAAGTTTAGCGTTGAGTTCAATGGCTCAGATGTGTGTCACTTCGACCGGCAGCCATCATGCGCTTGTCTCGGCTGGGTCCTTCCTCTCGTATTACTACGGCACATCACAGGCTTCCGGCATGGCAGATCCCATTCGCACCATGAGAGGCGTAGATCATGCCGCCCTGGTCCAAGCCTTGGATAGTCTGCGGGTCGAAGATCTGTACTTCCGCATGTTGCAGCACCACGAGATCGGCAGGGCAATGGCATTCCCTGAAACCTATAAGGTGCTTGGCACGATCCGCGAGAAGACCAAACAATACGGCAACGCCGTCACACCGCCAGCCATGGAAATGCTGATCGAACGATGCCGGGCAAGTTTGATGTGAGGATGCCGCGATATTAGCCGTCAACATCGCCACATCCCTGCCCGCGTCCGCCAGCCGCGCGTTCACTTTGAAACAGTAGAAGAAAGAATCTCAATGTTCACCAAATACATAGGCGCAGCGGTCTGCGGGCAAGGGCAGTCCCAGAAAAGCGCGGCGATGTCAGTAATAAGCATTATGCGACATAAAGGCATGGTTGGCAGGTGATTTTGGCGGTTGGAATGGCATGTAAGGCTTTCTTTTTTTGTCGCATATGGCGAGCGGGCAGGGGGGTGGGGGTCTTCGGGGATTTCGTTTTGGTTGTGCGGATAGGCTTGGGGCGGGCAGGCTCGAATGGTGAGAAAAATTTTGAGAAAACGCTGGAGAAACGGTTAATGGAGAACTTCAAAGATTTCATCGAGAATGTGAGAGACGCAAACCCAATCGAGGATGTGATTCAGAGCGGCGAGTTTGGCGGCGTGAAGTTGACACGCGGGGCGCACACGCTGAAGGGGGTTGAGCATGACAGCCTGCATGTGAGCGTGGACTGGCAGAACTATTACTGGTACTCGATGGAGAGCAAGACCAAGTTCTGGAAGGGCGATGTGTATTCGTGGGTGCAGATGCAAAAGGGCTGCGACTTCATGGAGGCGCTGCGGATCCTGGCGGAGCGGGCTCGGCTGGAACTGCCAAAGTTCAGCGAAGAGGATAAGACCCACCTGGCGGCTGTGCGCATGACGCAGGATGCCTATGATATCGCAGCGGGAATATTTGCGGAGTGGTTGTGGAAAGATAAACAAGCGCTGGCTTATGCGCGCTCACGCGGATGGATGAATAAGACCATTCGTGAGGCTAGATTGGGATTTACTGGACGTGGAACGCCCGCAGAATATGAACAGATGAAGAACGCGCTTGCTGCTGCTATCGATATTCATTCACCGGCTGCGGTTGCCTTGCTTGGGCTACACGGCGGGGTGAGGGCTTGGGGCGAGGCGCGGAATTTGGAATTGAAAAGCAACTGGATCGAGGATGACCGCATCCCTTCGATGCTGGGGTGGGGGAAAATCTTTGGGTTGATCTACCCGTTCTATGAGCGGGGAAGATGTGTTTATTTCACGCGCCGCCATTTGTCTTTAAACGAACAGGGTGAGATGGCGGGGCACGATAACCCGAAGAGCTATAACCTACCGAAGGAACTGGTGGGTGAGCGGCATTTGTATCGGAATGCGGTGTGGTCACGCGGTACCGAGCGGGGAATCTTTGTGGAGGGTCCGGCTTGCGCGGTTACGTTTTTGCAATGGGAATTGGAAAGACGGATACTTTTGAAGAGATATTTAAAGCGTAAGAAAACTCCCCCTGCCTGGATGGAGACAATGCCGGATATGTCTGCGACGGCGATCAACGGCAAGGAATGGCACAGCCTGGCGGATGTAATTGCAAGGGATACGACCGGCGAGAATGCGCATGATGCGAGTTTCATCGGGCAGGACAACGATGCGGCGGGGAAGAAGTCGATCAAGGGGGAGAAGGGCGCGGAGTTTGCGATCACCGAGAAGATCGGGGCGATGACGCGGCTGTTGGAGTTCCCGGAGAAGGATGCGAACGACTGGTTGAAGTGGATGGTGAAGAGCGGGGTTTCGGTGGAAGATCAATTGGAACTGGTAAATCAGCAATTGGGAAATGCCAAGCCGATTGCGGTCCATGCGGCGCGCTGGATGGGGAGTCTGCGAAGCGAAGACCAGGTGAAGAAGGCTTCGGAGCGGGTGGCGCGGATCCTGAATTCGCTGCCTGCTACTACTGTGCAATTTTATAACAAGGATTTATTGAAGGCGCTGGCACCGCTGGCGAGCGATGACGGGCAAAAACTGTATGCGACGAAACGCGATATTGATGCGTGGCTTGGCAAGGTGAAGAAGGAAGACAAGGGGAGCGGCAAGGATGACGATAGCGTTGTATGGAGCTTCGGCGGCAAATTTGGGAAGTGGCTGCTGCTCTACTGCTACAACGAGGAGACGAAGAAGGCGCATTGGGCGTACCGCGACCCGGACGGGAAGGTGGATGAGGCTGAGGAGGTGTTGATCGACGGGGTGAAGCACCGACCCAATAACCCGCTGCATAACAAGATGATATCGAAGGGGGCGGTGCTGTTCCCTTCGGGGCTGGCGCGGAATTCAGATGGGAGCATCGAGCGGCTTTCGACGAAACAATTGGTAGTGAAGACTGCGGCTGAGTTTCGGAAGGATTATTTATTTGCCGATGCGAAGTGGGCGATGCTATGCGCTTATTGGGTGGGCGGGACGTGGGTTTTCGATAACTTTCACGAACTGGTTTACCTGCGCATGGTGGGGGATGCGGGGGCGGGGAAATCGGCGCTGCTGAACCTGCTGATGCACACGTCATATATGGCGATCAAGATGTCCGGCGCGGACAGCGACGCGACGTTCTTCCGCATTACGGATGAATATAACGGCTCGATGTTCTTCGAGGAGGCGGATTTCGACGAGAAGACGGGACCCGAGAACCCGAAGGTAAAGTACATCAACCTGGGGGCGTTCGATGGCAACTATATCTACCGGTTGGAAGAAGTGATCAAGCCGGATGGGACGAAGGGCTGGGCTTCCGCTCCTCATGCGACTTTCTGCCCGAAGGCGTTTGCGATGCGCGGAGATTTTATGGATAACGCGGTGGCGCAGAGATCAATCACCATCGAGTTGACGGCGGCTGAGACTTCGACGATGAAGGAAAGCGGCATCCCGTGGAGGATGACGGAGGACATGAAACGAAGACTCTTACGGCTGCGGAATTTGTGGGCGACGTGGCGGATGTTCGAGTATTCGTTCGAGGAGAGGGAGCTGGGGTGGGACTTGATTGATATCGAAATCCCGATGCGGTTGAACCAGGTCTCTGCGCCGTTGAAATCACTGGCGCGGAACGTGGACGGCTCGGTGGATGTGGACTTCCTGAACCAGATGGAGGTGCTGCTGAGGGAGCATTACCAGGACTTGATCGGGGATGCGGCGATCTCGCTGCAAGCGCGGGTGGCTGAGGCGATGTGGAAGATCTACACCTACTCGGACCTTCAGGAGCGGATCGACATTGCGGATGACGGGTCGTTGTTGATCAAGGTGGGGGAGATCACGGCGATTGCGAACAACATCATGAACGAGATGAACGATGAGGGCAGCGACCTGCGCGAGGAAAAGCCGCAATTCAAGACGATCAAGAAAGACGACGGCACCGAAGAGCAGGTGGAGGTTACGAAATTCAAGAAGAATACGGAGATCGGGGCGCAGAAGATCGGGAGGATTTTGCGGAAGGATTTCCAGCTTGAGTTTCCGCCGAGGAGCGGGAAGGGGTATCGGGTGGTCTGGAACGAGGCGAAGATGCTGGCGATTGGGAAAAAGTACGGGTGTTTGCCCCAGGCTGAGGCGTTGGAAGAGGCGCGGCAGAGGATGGAGGGGAGGCTGGCTGGGAAGAGAAAGGCGGAGGCTCCGAAAATTCCCGAACCGGTGCAATCCACCTTCGAAGACACTGAGGAGAGCGAGTTTTATGTGGATGAGGACGGGGTAGCGTGGAGAAAGGAGTGAACAAGTGAACAGTTATAGTCCGCTGGCGACAAAAACAATTTTGTTTTGTCGCGGGACGGAAAAAGTGTTCACTTGTTCACTTTGGAGGTTTTTTGGCGGTTTTCGGGCGTTTTTTGGTTATTTCGACGCAAAAAGTATGGTTTTGTTCGACGGTTTGGTAGTGAAGAAGTGAATATATATGAATGAGTATGTAGTAGTATGCGCGATTTTGCATTGTTTCGAGTGAACAAGTGAACAGTTGATTTATGAGATGTTCACTTGTACGGCTAAAGTGTTCATTGTCTGACAAATTTTCCGGTTACTTTGCCCCCTACTAGCGGTAGGGCGCTGATTTGGAGAGAATTATGAGTGACGAAACGAAAGTTACGAGTACGACGAGTTTGGCGGTGCGGCAGTTCTGCGACCTGGCGTTTGGCTGGGTGCCGGTGCATCGACCCTCTACTCCTTTCAAGGTGGAGGCGGTGATGACTGAACAGCGGTATTGCCTGGGGTGCTGCGGGGTGCGGTGGTTCGATGTGGTGCGTGGGACCCCTCCCCTAGCCCCTCCCCAAATGGGAGAGAGCAATTTGGAGATGGGAAAGTACCAGGCGACGTTCTGCCGGTGCTGCGGGATGGAGGTATGACGATGTTGGAAATTGTTTTGCGTTGGGCATTGGGTACCCTATTGACGGCTATCGTCACGGCGATCTTGACCATGTTGTTACGGCATGGGCGCCGATGGTTTCGACCTGTGCGCAGGTTTATTCGCACGGGGCGATGGCAAACTACCGGGAGAGGCATGAGACGAGATCACGCTGCCGCCGCGCGCCCCAACCAGGTCGCGAAAGAGCCGAAGATGACGGCGGCGCGGGTATTGACTTTGTTGGCGCAGTTGGCAGGGCGGAAAGCGCCGCCCCCAGCCTCCCCCCATCCAATCAATGACGAGTCTGAACGGTTGGATCTGAAATTCTAGGAGACACCATGAAACGAACAATTATTCTTTTTATCTGGGTAATACTGACGGTCGGGTTGGCGGCGATTGGATGCGCACCGACTCCCGAACCGCAAAACCCCGCTGAAATTGGCATGACGATGGCGGCGCAGGCGATGGACGCCCAGGCGACGAAGATGCGAATTGACATTCAATACACGGCGACGGCGCAGATCATTGCGGCGACCCAAAACGTGCAGAACACACAGGCGGCGGCGGCTGTGACCGAGCAATATCGAATGGATGCCATTGCAACCGACCAGCAAAACAGGCGGGACGCGGCGGCGACCGCGCAACGCATTCGAGACGACGCGGCGACGCAACAGGCGCGGCTGGATACGGAAGCGACCGCGGAGCAGGGGCGGCGGGACGCAGAAGCGACTGCCGAGCAGGGGCGCGTGGATACAATCAATACGCAATCGGCGGACGCAACAGCGACGTGGGTGCCAATGACATTGACTGCCGCGCCTACGAGTGATTGGCTGACACAACAAAATGCCATGCTTGAACTCGAAGAAAAACAAAACAATGTTGATTTGAGCGACCTAGAGGTGGAGCAACAGCAGGAAAAAAATACGCTGGAATGGTTGATCCCCTTCCTGATCTCTCTCGCGTTGACCGCATTGATATCGGTTGTGGCGGTTCGCCGCTCGCGCGTGCGCGAGGTGCGCAACGATGAGACGGGCGTGATCGAGGCGTTGATATTGGACAACGCGGAGGTATTACGTCCGCAACTGATGCCGGGACCCGTCCTGAATTTGAGCGGCGGTTCTGCGACCGCTCCACAGGTAACGGACAAGGAAACCCAGAACGAGGTGACGCGCAGGGCGCAGGCAATCGAAGCGCTGCGGGCAATGCCCACGCAAGCGCCGAATGCGAATGCGGCGCTGATGGCGAACAATGTCTTCGGCGAGGCGCGAAAGCCTGTGGTTGAGATTGTGGATGCCGAGGCGGTGAGCGGCTGGCTTGAGGATGTAACCCGACAAGCGGACGAGATGGAGGCATGAGATGAATATGACGATGAAAATATCGAATCGTTATGTGCCAGCGGCGCAGACTGCGGCAGGGATCATGCAGACGGTGCTGGGGTCGCTGCGCGGGACGGACCCGGCGTTGATCCGCCAGTTTGTTTTGACCGAGACGCGGGAGGGGGACGCCTGGCTATTCGCGGTAGTGGATGACCTGCGGATACAAAGTTATCAGCCGTGGGTGAATGCGCTCCATGCGCTCAGCACCAGCCTGCGCGGGCGACCGGTGTTCGTGAGCAACACAACGGGATTTCGATATGCGATCCTGCTTTCGGATCGTCCCACGCTGCCGAAAGAGGTCCCGTTTCCGGGGATGCGTCCGGGGACGGCGCAGATCGGGATGAGGGCGAACGGGCGACCGATGGATATAACGTGGGATGAATTGGGTCATGTGCTGGCGGCGGGGCAGACGCGGTATGGAAAAAGCAATTTCCTGCGCTCGTTGACGATGCAGGCGCGGGCGGATGGGTTTCGGTTTTTGCTTGCCGACCTGGACGGGCGCACATTCAGCGCGATGAAGGGCGACTCGAGTTTGATCCTGCCGATTGCCAACACACGGGAAGGGTTCGAGCAGGTTGTGAATATGGCGCTGATGGAATTGTCGAACCGAGTGCGATTGTTCGACGCGACGGAGGGCGCGCCGGATAACCTCGATGAATACAACCAGAAAGCGACCGAACCATTGCCGCCGATCATGCTGATGCTCGATGAATTTTCCAGCGTGGTGCTGGGGATGGGCGGTCCGAAGAGCGATTTTGCAAAACTCGCGACGGAGATCGCCTGGCGCGGGTTGAAGTTCGGCATCCACGTAGTTCTGGCGGGGCAGGATTTCGGGAAGGATATTGTGGGTCCGATCCGCGAACAGATGCGGACGAGGTTGTGCTTCCGCGTGGCGACTGCGGATGTTTCGGATGTGGTGATCGGGCGGAGAGGAGCGGAGCGCATCCGCCAGCCGGGGCGGGCGATGATGCCGTCGGGGATGGTGCAGACATATCTGATTTTGAAGGAAGCGCTGGGGCGCGGTGCTCAGGGTGCGCAGGTGAGCGAGGCGGAAAGGCAGCTGTTGATTCGGCTCGTGAACGAGGCGGAGGGGAGGGCGGATCTGGAAAAGATCATGGAATTCGGCGGGATCGCTGAGCGGCAGGCGCGCAGGCTGCGGGAGGATTGGGCGGCTCGCGGATTGATCGAGAAGCGGGCGGAACGCAATAATGCCTGGTTTGTCGTCCAAACGCTCAGGGCGTCCGAACCCGTCCAAACCACGTCCGAACGTCCGAGCGGTGTCCAAGCCGGGCAGAATATTTAACCGTCAAAAACGAGGCGGAATATTTAACCGCCAAAAATAAAAAGGAGATAAAGATGTACAAGTTCGAGGTCAAACTTCCACAAGGGCATGTATTGAGGATTGTTGTCGAGAAAAATGATGGGACGATGGCAACCAGGATTGCTGACTTTGTTTCTTATACCTTCAAAGAAGAACCGAAGGCAAAGGGCATTCAGATTTCTGTGATTGCAGATCATTTCAAGAAAAAGGGCATTCCCGTCACTGCGAAAATCGTTGCCTGTAGATTACGGGAGACTGGATACAAAATCCAGCGCGGTCCTTCAGGCAGGTATTTGGTCGTCAATCCTGAATATTCAAAAGGAGAAAAATAATGTTTACGCTTGGTTGTGATCTTGGTCAGAGTTCGTTGAAGTTGGTTGGCGCGAAAGGCTCATTGCAATTCGCTTCGACGGCGGCGATCTTTTCGGGCATGGTGTCGGATTTCGGGTTCGGGAAGCGGCGGCGCAAGCCCGTCATCATCGAGGGGGATCACGGGAAGTTGTGGGTCGGGACGGACGCACATTCGTTCGGGAGCGCCATCGAGAACATTGATTTCGAGCGGCTGACGGGGACGACGGAGATGCGCTATATCTGGTACGGGGCGTTGAGCGAGTATATGCGCCAGTTCGGTTCGATTGACGAGCCGGTGCGCTTGATCGCGGGGCTGCCCTTCCAGATGTTGCAGGGCGACGATGCGGCGGTGGCGAAGTTCCGCAAGGACGTGACGGCATGGATGAGCGGAAGCCATACCTGGGAGGCGGACGGCACGCCGAGGCATGTGGAGATCGCGGACGTGCGCCTTTATCCGCAAGCTCTGGGCGCGCCGGTGGACTATGCGATGACGATGGACGGCAAGCCGGTGGATGCGGAACGCCAGAAGATTTTGACTTACGAAAACGGGACAATCAACGTTGGGTCGAGCACGGTGGAGACGCTGGTGATCGACGGGAATAAGAACCAGCACGTTTTCAACGGCGGGAAGCGGATCGGCGTGTACCAATTGTGGAAACGGGTGGACCCGCGCCAGGCGTATTCGTTCGGCGAGTTCGAGGCGAAACTGAGAAGCGGGTCATTGCCGGAAGATATGGCGGTCGAGCCGCATTTGGAGAGCTGGTACAGCGAGGTGAACGGTTTCGTCAATTCAAAATGGGCGGAGAGCTGGAGGCGTTTCCATAAGATTTTCCTGGTGGGGGGCGGATCGATCCTGCTGGAGAAATTCTTCCGCAACCGATTCAACGGCAAGACTGTGACGATGGACGACCCGGTGATGAGCGTGTCGCGCGGGTTGTATAAATTAGGTTTTGGGATCAAGGAGAAATAAGATGCCGAGACGGAAAGATGCCGTTCCCAGCGTGCGTATTCGCTGGGACGGCAACCGGAAGCGCGGCGTTTCGGAGCGGGACGATCGCGTGTTCGGGTGGAACGATGCGAACATGGATAACGACCGATTCGGGATGGTGTGGGAGTTGGTGGCTTCGGCGCTGGCGGGGGAACTGGGTCCGCAGGTGCAAGCGGCTGTGGAGCAGGGCGACGATGAGGCGGCGCGGGATGCGCTGGCGGACCTGCTGGATGCCTTCGGATAAGGACTAGCGATATGCGGAAGATGACTGTGAATGAACTATCTCATGATGGGATGCGAAGATTGAAGATCGTGGGGGATGCGGAGATCGAGGCGGAGCGGTATCTGGCGCTGGCGCCTGAACGGGCGCGAGGGATGGCGACGCTAAAGCCCGGGAGGGACGATCTGCTTGGGCTTTTTTCGCTGGAGTTGACGTACCCGATCTTCGAGCCGTATGAGATCATGATCCACAGCCGGATGAAGTTCCGCAGGTTGTTCTTCGCGCATTATTCGTATGGCAGCCGGGTGAGCGAGTGCATTGCTTTGGCGCGGAGTGAGTTTTTACGGTTGACTGGGTTCGCGCCGATGTTTGTGTTTGCTCCGGGTGTGCCGGATGATCTGTTTGGATCGGTTCGGGAAGGCTGTGTTTTGATCCAGGCGGAATGGATGCCCGCGCGTTGCGTGGCGGTTGGAGGTTGCGATGTCGGATAAAAAGCCAATGAAGCCGTGGAAGTGCAGGCGCGGTCATATCCTGGGTTTCATCCGCTGGAATGGGAACGACTTGCCGCAGTTGATGGTGCTGCGGGAGGCGTTGGATATGCAGGCGGAATATCCCGACGAGGTGGATCTGCTGGGTCCGCTGGATGGACGGATGCCGATCCGCTGTTCGGTGGAGGACTGCGATGACGTGAAGGTATGGGAGATCAACGCAATGAGTTTGGTGTCTTTGTTCATCCAGTTGGATGATGCAGAGATGTTCAAATTTTCCCAGACGTTGCTGGAGCTGAATAGGAAGAGCAGTGAGGCGCGTGATGATGTATAACGATGCTCTTTATATCGCTGAATGGCTGCGGGACGAGATGAAGCCTGCGTGCGCACGGATCGAGATCGGAGGCGGGGTGAGGCGCGGCAAGGCGGATGTGCATGACATCGAGATCATCGCTGTGCCGTTGTTCATTCCGACGCGCGATCTATTCGGCACGGTCATTTCGAATGAAAATCAGTTGGACGCCATTTTGTGCGAGTTGGAAGGATTGGCAGCGTTGAAGCGGGTCAAGGGCGGGGAGAAATTCAAGCAGTTCGAGATCGGGCGCTGGGAAGAGTTTGCGATTCAACGTCCCGATCAGTCGTTCAAGCTGGACCTATTTCTGGTTACACCTCCCGCTTCATGGGGCGCGCAGTTTGTAATCCGCACGGGTCCCGCCGAATTCAGCCAGTGGATGGTGACGAAAAAGATGCTGGGCGGAGCATTGCCGGATCATTGTTACGTCAAAGGCGGCGCAATCTGGGATGGCAGGGACGGGAGCAAGATCGAAATGCCGGAGGAGACGGATTTTTTCCGCTTGTGCGGGTTGGATTGGATCGAGCCGGGTCAACGCGCGGCGAGGTGGAAGCGATGAAGATGAACTCTACAGAAGCCAGAGAGCAATTTGCCAAATGGCTTGAGGCGAAGTTTTACAGCAAAGGGACAGTCGATTCTTATGTGCCGTCAGTTCCCAGCTTCTTCAAGTTTCTTGGGTCTCACCCTGATGTTGTGGGACTGTCGCACTCGAAGCGCGTGGAGGCATATCTATCGAGCAGGGTGGTCGAGGATGACATAGCCGCATCCACCCAGAATGTGGAACTGACGGCGTTGGTGCAATTTCACCGTATGTTGGGTATCGAGTTGACGGGCATCAACGCCTTGCGCGCAAAGCGCCGCGACCGCATTCCGCCCATCATGTCCAAAGAGCAAGTGAAGATTCTGATCGAAAACTTTCCGCATGAATTCAGGCTGGTTCCGATGATCCTTTACGGCTGCGCCATGCGGATCAATGAATGCCTTCGGCTCAGGATAAAGGACGTGGATTTATCCCTGAAGAAATTCGTCATCCACGAAGCGAAAGGAGACAAGGAGCGCGTTGTATCCATCCCAAACAGTCTTATCCCTTACGTTAAAATTCAGTATGACAAAGCCGTTGCCATGTGGGAGATCGATAAATACCACACGTTCAACGGTGTCAATTGCAGAGGCGTGGAGAAGAAATACCCGTCCTATCCGATGTCGAGAGATTGGTATTGGTTTCTCCCTGCCGCCTCATATTCAACAGATCCAAAGTCGCATACGCCGATGATGAGGCATCACACGATGGACTGGACGATACAGCGGATGTTTGAAGATGTCCGTGGTCGTTTCCATCTCCCGGTCTATGCGACGCCGCACATCCTGCGCCATGCCTGCCTCACCCATATGACGGAGGACCTGATCGGGAAAGGATTTACAGAAACGATGATCAAAGCAGAATTAAAGAAGTTGAGCGGGCATGTCATGGACGAAACCTTGGAAGGGTATATCCACCTGGCGACTCCCAAGAATGTTCATATTGTTTCTCCCATCGAAGGACTTGTATAGATGGGTTATTCTGATATTGTCGGTAAATGAATTGTTAGCCAGCCCATTACGGGCAAGGAGAATCGCATGGCAAAAACAATAGAACTCGAAGATGATGAAATCGACGTAGTTGAAGAATATCGCGCCAAACGTGAGGCGCAGAAGAAGCAAAGCAATTTGCAGTTTGAGATTTTAGAGCAGGCATACGAATATGAAAAGTGGTTGCGCGAAAATGGCGCAGGTTCATCGTATTCAACATTCTGCGATCAATATGGTTATCCTGCTATGGAAAACCGCAAATTTATTTATGAATGTGTCGAAGCAATTAGACGGTCTGCATGGATGCAGGCTGGCTAACAAAGCGTGCACCTGACGCTGGGGATTCTGCGGCAATCTCAAGCAGTTTCCTACGCCTGAGCCTTTTTCTGGCTGGACGGCTTCGCCGTCCCCGCCCCAGCGCAGGTAACGCAATCCGTTGGGCGGCTCTCGCTCAACAAGGAGAATTGCAAATGGAATATATGCAAATGAAGTATTATCCAAAAGAAGTTTATTACGAAAATCGTGGTGGTGTAAATTACATCATTCTGGATTACGGTGACAATAAAGTTGAGCATGTCATAGCCGCCCAACAAAGCGTGCACCTGACTTTGCTAGAGTCGGAGCAAATTTGGTCGTCGTATTGCAGTTGTGCCACTTGCAAGCAGAGATCCGCAGTTATACCGCAAAGCAGGTAACGCAATCCGTTCGGCGGACAAGGAGAAAAATATGTCAGTAATAAATTGTAGGTGTGGCAAGCCTTTGAAAAGTGGAATGGAAGTTGAACACTCTGCATGGTTGAATGAATTTTTTTGCTCACCATCTTGCGCTCAAGATAGATATTTTGAATACATGGAAAGCACGCCTGTTGATTTTGAAAACAAATTGCCTGATGGTGCTGCAATCAATGACGATGGTTTTTTGGTGGATGACGCCGAACAAAGCGTGCACCTGACGCTGGGGGATTCGGCGGCAAATTAGGCTTTATCTACGCTGTGGGCTGGTTCTGCTTTGACGGCTTCGCCGTCACTAGCCCCAGCGCAGGTAACGCAAACCGTTAGCCACCTATCTTAAAAAGGAAATCAGTATGAAAACTCCAAAAGAAAAATATATGAATGACCCCGAGTACAATCATCTTGTCAAAACGCTTGAAATGATGATTGAGCAGGCGCGTTTCACTCCGTCCGAACTTCGGGAAGCCGTAATACTGGCTTGTATCAATTACGAAATGCGCCATGTCCGCGAAATGCAAATTGACCCGCGCACCGATGAAGCATTGAGAGTGCTTGAAAACTTTGTCAATAGTCCCCGCAAGCGCGGTGGCTAACATAGCGTGCACCTGACGCGGGTGGGCGGTGGTCACAATCGGACAGGTTATGACCACCCGCGCAGGTAACGCAATCCGTTAGGCATCTAAGCAATGTTGAATTTACAGCCCATTACATACCCCGAAGCGTGCAAGTTCATTGAACTTGTCCATCGCCACCACCTACCGCCGCAAGGCTGGAAGTTTGGTATCGCCGTGAATGATGGTGAGAAAGTTGTAGGCGTTATCACAGTAGGGCGTCCTGTTGCTCGAATGTTGGATGATGGCTGGACACTTGAAGTCACCCGATGCGCTACCGATGGCACAAAGAACGCCCCTAGCATGTTGTATGGAGCTGCGAAGCGTGCCGCCTTTGCAATGGGCTATAAGCGAATTATCACATACACATTGCAGAGCGAGCCTGGCACGTCTCTTGTATCTGCTGGCTGGCGTTCTCTTGGTGAAGCTGGCGGCGGTACGTGGAGTAGATCATCAAGACCCCGTGTTGATTTGCATCCGATTGAGCAAAAGACTTTATGGGAAGTAGTCTCTACGATGCCTAACAATGCGTGCACCCGACAGGGGCGGGCTGTGGCAGATGATGAAGTATCTGAATAACTTTGTAGGCTGGCGTTCTCGCCCCTGCGGGTAACGCAATCCGTTCGGCGGCATCTGATGAATAATAGTTTCGATAAATGGGTTCACGCAAAAAGAATACGCGACGCGATAAACATGTATCATTTTGCAAAGGCTCGCGGAATATCGTCGCTTGCTCTTGCGGCTTTACGGCAAGCATTGTTTTTGAAGGTCTTGGAAAAACATACGAAGGAGAAAAAAATATGATGATTTCACTAAGAGTCCGCGGTGGAGACACCTATTATTTGAATGTAGATTTGATTGAATCGATAATTGAACGGGAAGGAAACACGTCAGAAATTCGCCTTACCAATGGGAAGGTTTATTCGTCAATTGAATCTCCAGGACAATTAGCAAACCGCGTTACACGCGCTCAAATGTCTTCCGAATTAGCAAAACCAAAAGAAGGAATATATGCCAATTCTTTACGATAATTATTTGATAGTTCCGCACAAAGATTTACATGGCGTCTTTGACGCTAGTGCAAAAAAGAAACCCGTAGCAATGAGGCACGCGCTTGATCTTGCTAAAAAAACTAACAAGGTAATTGTGATAGTGCGCGTCATCGAAATCATAACTCCACAGCAAGCCGCCGAACACAGCGTGGAGCAGACGGGTGAACAGTCGGGCTAAATTTTATGGTCTTGCGTGGCGGCGGCTCTGGCGCAATCCACCCGCTGCTCACGCAAACCGTTCGGCGGCTACCTTGCTGTCCGAAGAAAGGTAAAAATTATGTCACTCGAAGAATGGGCTGATTTGCATGGCGAAGATTATCCGAAAGGCAAGTATTTTAGTGCGCTAGATTATGGGCGCGGCGATGGAACTTGTATAACGATATATTGCGAATATTGCGAACAGCCTTTTGAAATCAATGAAGGCGAGATTGATGACTGGCTTGTTATTGATCCAGTGAGCGGCGATAGGGTTGTAATGTGTGGCGAATGTGAGAGTAAGAGTAAGTATTGTAACTGCCCTCCAAGTGTTCCACGCTATGATGCAGGCAATGGTTGGAAATGCCACTGGTGCAAAAAGCCTCGGCGTCCTGTGGAGAGTGAATAATGAATGTTGATTGGGATAAAATCTGTGATTTTGTGTTTGATACCTTCGGTGACGATAACGCAGAAATGGCGCGTTACACCATTACAGAATTTGGAATAGACCCTGATACACATCGTCCGTTTCTCGATGCAGACAAATGTTGGGGATGCGGCGAAAGTAATGGAAATCATGAAGAGTGGTGTCTAAACAATGACCCGTTGAGTGATATATGAGCAGCGACGCCGCCGAACAAGGCTTGCACCTGACTGTCGGGAGTCTGCGCTAAAGGCTTCGCGCAGGTTACGCAAGCCGTTGCCAAAATACTCGGCGGTGAATTCGCAACGGTGGTTTGATGCGACAGGTGTACTGCCGGTGTTGCTTGACAATTTATAAAAAGATTCTATAATCTATCTATTGACCGCTTGGGTGCCCCCCTTACCCCGGCGGTCAATGCTTTAAGAAAGATTAGAATCTCTGTTCTGACTCTTGTTAAATTATTTAATTTGTGTTAAAAATTAGGTACAACTTAATGTTTTTGCACCGCCCGCCCAATGTGGCAGGCACGTTTCGGAGATAAGCGCCCGATGACCATCAACGGTCATCGGGCGCTTTTTTATTTCCCCACATTGTGGGGCATCAAAAAAGGAGATTTCGCATGAAAAAGTTCTTCCAAGTTTTGTTCGTTGTTGTGGCGCTTGCCGCTGTATTCGCGGCGCCGGTTTTTGCGCAGGGTGAGAACCCGCCTGTTCCCACCAGCCCGGTGGAGTTGCCGGTCGAGTTGCAGGCGTTGCTTGCGGCTGGCATTGGCTACCTCGTGACGCAGGGTCTCAAGTCGCTCTCGCAGTTGCTCAAATCAGATCTGAGCGGATGGGGCGCGGCGATCACTGCCTCAGTTGTTACGACTGTCATTTATTTCTTCAACGCGATCCTTTCGGCAGTGCCTGCCTCAGCTCAACCTTCGGTTGCGATTGGTCTGATGCTTGTCGTTTCGATCCTGGGCGCGTTTGGCGTGCATGCCACGGTCAAAGGCAAGAAGTAACCGATAGAAAAGGTGGATGGGATGGATGCATATCCATCCCATCTCTTGATGCTTATGGATTCATCTACGTTGAACCTCTTATTGCAAATACCACTTGCCGGTGTAGTGGTGTTTGTCGTTGTTGTGTTCCTGAAACATTTGCGCGAGACCCAAACGCAGATGATCACTTTCATGAGCCAGCAAGCAGAAACGAACCGGCAATTTCTTGCCACTCAGCGAGAGCAGATGAATGCCGCAATTGCTCGCATGGCTGAGGAACTAAAACTGATGCGCGAAAACTTCGCGGAATATCGCGGCGTAACCCGCAAACGCAATAGGAACGTGTGAAATGACTAACGGACGATTGGACCAGCCAGTTTATCAACTCCCCATGCCGCTTCAGGGCGTGGATGATGCGATTCAGGGCGAAGTTCTATCTCCTCGTGAAGCTGCGTTTGCAGCTCTTTCTGTTTTGCGTGTGAAGGAACCCATCACCGATAAGGTTCGTGAGCGGGATGATAAATCTGGGAAGACTGTCGAGCGAGATGTAGTGATCGGTCAGCGCGAGATTGCGCCGCGCTGGATGGAACTTTTCCAAAAATTGCTCGAAGGCGGCTGGCGCTGGGAGATCGCTGTTTATATTGCCTGGCGTGCCATGCCGAGAAAGTACCGCTTCCCTGAAACGCAAGATGAACTTGCGAAGCAATGCCTGGGGTTGTCTTCAGACCGCGCGATTGCAACATGGCGCAAGCGCAATCCGTTTATCGATGAATACATCACGATCTTGCAGGGTGAGCTTGTGTTCGATGCTGTGCCGGATGTGCTGAATGCGGCTGTGGAAGTTGCATCTACTCCAGACTACAAAGGCAATGCAGATCGAAAGTTGGTGCTCGAAATGGCAGGACGTTATACACCGTCCTCGAAGATCACGACAGAAATGGCGAAGAAGCTGGTCAACAGCAAGCCGGATGATCTGGAAGACCTGAGCGATGATGAATTGCGAAGGATCGAAGAGACTGTGGCGGTTGCCCGCAAGAATAAGCAGGATGAGGAACCGAGCGAAGCATGAATTCGGCAGCCTTACTTACGCGTGATCCGTTATTAGCCAAAGCCGAGCGTGCCAGGCGTGAATTGGCGCGGCGGCATTTGATCAATTTCAACGCGTATATTTCCCCGGACTATAACTGGACTTTGCCGCATCTGAATTTGCTTGCCAAAAAATTGGAAGAGGTTGAACTTTTCATCCGCACCAAGGGCGAGCAGGGCTGCGGGCGGTTGATCGTGATGATGCCGCCCCAGCATGGCAAGACAGAAACCATTACGAAGCATTTTTCCGCGTGGCTCTTGGGACGCAACCCAAACACGCGCATTATTTTGGGATCGTATAACGATGAGACCGCAACTGAGAACAGTCAGCGGGTGCGTAATATGGTCATGGATGATGAGTTTGCAAAAATATTCGGACGAAAAAGCCGATATGCAACCATTGACCGCGATGTGCAGGTCTCGGAAGATTCAAAGGCGAAAAAGAATTGGGATATCGCCGGTTTTCGCGGCGGCTGCCGTTCGGCAGGTGTAGGCGGCGGTATTACAGGCAAGCCTGCGGATGTGATTGTCATTGACGACCCGCATAAAGACCGCGACGATGTGACGTTTACAAGCATCCAGCGCGTGATCCGCTGGTGGAATTCTCAGGTGGTTTCCCGTATCCGCAAACGGACTGCGGTCATCATTGTGCATACACGTTGGGACCCGGATGATCTGATTGGCTCGCGTTTGAAGCTAATGGTTAGCGGCAAGAAACATGCCGATCAGTGGGATGTGCTTTGCCTTCCGGCTGTGGCAATGGAACCGAAGGAATATGCACCGAACGAGAAGGTGCAGCGCGAAAAGCTCGAACAAGGAATCTGGCTGGATCTGTTTGATCCACTCGGACGGAAGCCCGGCGAGCCGCTTTGGGCTGACGAGCATCCCCTGGAGTTGTTGGAATCGAAGCGGGCGAACGATGAGTTCGAATGGTGGGCGATGTATATGCAGCAGCCACGCCCATTGACCGGCGGATTTTTCGAGCGGGATGATTTCGAGATCGTTGACCGGCAGGATGTACCGGAAGGGATTCAGTGGTTCCGCTACGTTGACCTGGCACTGTCTGAAAGTTCCACCGCCGATTACAACGCCACCGTTGCGGTTGGTATGGACCCGAAGAATGGCGATGTGTACTTGCGGGATATGCTGCGCTTGCGTGGTTGGATGAACTTCCGACCGCTGTTGATCGAATCGATGCTGTCGGACAAGGAACACGGCACGGTCTGGGGCATCGAGACGGTTTCGTTTCAGGCTCTGGCGTTTCAGGAATTGGTTCGTGACCCGCGCCTGGCAAAAATACCGATGCTGGACATCAAGCCGGAAGCCAGCAAGGGACAACGAGCACAACCGTTGCGGTTGCGCGGGAAGAACGGTCAGTTGAAGTTGGTGAGGGGAGCATGGAATTCCGCATTTATTGATGAGGCTGTTTTATTCAAGCCGGATGGAAGCAAGCGCGACGATCAAATCGACACGGGCAGCGGCGGCTTGCAGATGATCGCTGATTTGAGTTATGGCACTCAGAAGACTGCCAGCAGCGAAGCGACGGTTGTGCAGATCGAAAGCATGTTCACAGGCAGTTATCAGTAGCAATGAGATTGCTTCGCCGCATAGACCAAATGCGCGGCTCGCAATGACATAAGGAGAGTGATGCAATGAAAAAGAAAATCGGCAAAGGAAAAGTGATCGAGGAGCTGGTAAAGGGCAGCCTGGATTACACCGTGCAGAGCATCCGTGATGCGTTTTGGAAACAGTTCAGCGACGCTTCGGGCAGTTTTTATATTGCGGAGATGTTCGCAGATTATGTGATCGTGAGCGGCTGGGGCGAGAAGTGGACGTTGAAGGCGGATGAGTATTACCGCGTGCCGTACACCCGCGATGGCGAAAGCATCACCTTTGCAGCTCGTGATGCATGGGAGATCGTGGAGCTGACTTATCAGCCGCAGACGGTGATCACCGAAAGCAAGAAGAAAAGCGGGACTCGCTTCGAGGAGGCTATCCAGCCTGGGCAGATTGAACTGCTGGAGGCGAAGGATGAAGCGAAGGGGACGCGCCGCATCCGTATCAATAATTTGGTTGTGGCGAATGTTGTCAATGGTAATAAACGTTTCTATGAACCTGAGATCATTGAAGCGATGATTGCGGACTGGCAATCTCATCTTCACGAGAGCGCAGGGCAGGGACGTTTGAAGATACTGACGGGTGAGGCAGATCATCCAACCGACAAGGGCAGAAAACGTTCGGAGTTTCTTGAGACAGTGGTCCGTTGGGACAAACTGGATTGGGATGGTAAGCGGCTCGATATTGAGGGCGATCTTATCTTGACCAGCAAGGGACGCGACGTTGAGATCCTGATGGAGGCTGGCGTAACGCCTGGCGGCAGTATTCGTGGTGTGGGCGAATCGAAACTTGAATCGATGAACGGTCAGAAGGTTCAGAAAGTTTTATGGCTTTCGATGACTGGGGTCGATCTGGTTGGCGATCCGTCGTTCAAAAATTCTGCTGAATTGCAGGAATCTATTACACAAACAGGAGATGAGGCAATGAACCTCGAAGAGCTTTTGAAACTTTTGCGTGAGCACCCGGATGCATTTGCCGGTATCACGGAAGCCCAGATCAAGAAGATGGGCGATGAGCAGTTGAAGAAACTGGAAGAAAGCCTGCGCTCGAAGCTGGGCATTGGCGCGGATGCCGATATTGCCAAGGCTCTCGATGAGAGCATGGATAAGGCTCGCAAGTTCGATGAAAGCCAGAAGAAGGCGGAAGTCGAAACCGCGATCACCGAGGCGACCAAGGACCTGCAGTTTGGTAAGGAACTTAACGAAGCGTTCACCGAGTCCATCAAGGATGGCAAGTTCGAAAGCGCCGAAGAGGTGAAGACCTTTGCGGAGAGCCAGCGCAAGGTGTTTGGCAAGCTGGCTGCGAGCGCCAAGTTGAAGGGCATGGGCTTCAAGCCCGGTTCCGGCATTCAAATGATCGGTGATGTGCTGGAGAATGAAACCGGCACGCCCGAATTTGCGCGTGTGGCTTTCGAGTTGAGCGAATCGGTTCGCAAGCATGAGAAACGCGCCAAGCGCACGTTGGTTCTACGCGCTGAAAGCCCCGCTGCTGTTTTAACCGAAATGTTGTTGGAGAAATTCGACAAGCAGTTCCAACGCCAGTTGATCGCCGAGGCAAAGGCGTTTCAAGAGGCAGAGAGCACTTCCGATCTGAATCTGCCTTACAGCGTGAGCCGCACAGTGATCGCAGAAGCATACCCGAACCTGGTAGCTGCCAATGTGTTTGACTTTGGCATTATGGATCAATCGCCGATGAATATCTTTTACGAGACCTTCACCGGTGAAACGGGCTTCACCGTGGCGATCACTGATGAGGTGGAAGCCTTGGGTGCAGAAGATACCTGGTATGACCTCGCGCAAAAGAACATCGTGCCTGGCACCGTTGTTGTGACCAGCAACCCCGCGGGCACCACCTACGTGGAAGGTACTGATTACGTGATCGATTACGAACTCGGCAAGATCCGCGGGATTGCGGCAGGCGCCATCGATGCCAACGATGTGTTGGTTGACTATTCGTACCATGCCACCCGCAAGGGTGAGGATACCGAAATCGAACGTGCCAAGACCACGCTCGTCTACCAGACCATCACCGCAGCTGCTGACCGCCTCTCTGACTACATCACCAACGAGGCGATTGTCTTCAGCCGCTCACAGATCGGTTGGGATGCGGTTGGTCGCACGATGGCGAATATCATCCGCGAAATGCGCCGCGATAAAGATCGCCGCTTGATCGAGAAGGCGTTGGCGGCTGCACTTTCGGTCGCGAACAACAAAACCGCCGCATGGGATATCAGTGATGCTGTTTATCTGGATCTGGTGAAGCGCATCGGCGAAGCGAAGGTGAAAGTGATTAACCGCTTCTATACCCCAACCTCCCTGCTGATGAGCGCGACCAACTCGGATTACCTGAGCAATTGGGACGGTTTCACTCGTGACGGTTTCCCGAACGCAATGCTGAATGCCGCTGGTTTCGTTGGCAGAGTGAAGGGTTTGGATGTCTTTGAAACCCCGGAAATGCGTGATGCGTTCAACCTGGTACTGAACCGCGAACTTGTGATGCACCGTATTTTCTCGCCGATGACCGTTAAAGGTCCCTTCCATACAACCAGCAATGGCAAGTTGGTTGCTGCCGAACAGTATTACGCGGAAGAATATAACGCTTCCCTCGCGCCGATTGGCGGCAAGGGCAGTGTTGTACCGACACAGGCGTAACCTCACCCCCCTGCCCCCCTCTCCTGAAAAGAGGAGAGGGGGGTTCTGAGGAAACATGACCACTCTTGCAAATCTCTTATCTCAATTGCAATCAGAAGTTCCGGCGGTGAATAGCGTTCCGACGACGACGCAGTACACGCAGGCGATCAAGGATGCGGCGGCGGAGTTTTCGCGCCGCTGCGGGTTGACGAAGTTTGCGGAGTTGTCCATCGTCTCAGGCACTGCGGCGTATGACCTGCCCGCGGATTTTTTGAAACTGGTGATGCTGGAAAACCTCGCCGGGGCGGATGGGGTGATCCTCTCGGATGCGGGCATCATTCCGATTGCCGCGGATTGGGAAGAGACGTATCAGATCGTGAACAAGGTCATCAAGTTTTCGCCCACCCCGACCTACACGTTGACGCGCGATTACCGCTACAAGGCGGCGTGGATCCTGACGGGCGGCTCGGGCAGTGAGACCTATGCGGACATGGGCGACGATGAGGCGCAGGTGGTGATGTTGAAAGCGCGTCAACTGGCAACGGAGAAACTTTCGAATGCGCTGGCATCGAGCGGGGGGCAGTATTCCTTCGGCGCGGTATCTGTGAACAAGGGCAGCGGGATGGACTCGCTGGTCAAGCAGGTCTATTCGTTGCAGGGTCAGTTCATCGAGGCGTGCGAGCACTACAACGGCGCGAGATTGGAGATTTCGTGATGGATATGCCCAAGCGTTTTTGGTGTGTGGCTGATGGTGTGCCAGTGCGCGAGGAGCCGGGCAGGGCCGTCAAGTTCATGACGCTTGCGAAGTATTCCATTGTCGAAATGCTTGAGATGACGTTATCTGGTTCGCCCCCGTCCGGTTTTTATAAAATCCGCTTTGTTCATAGCGAAAAAAATCTCACCGAGGGCTGGGCGTATGCCGGTTATTTCGAGCCTTACCGGGATGCTTTTAGAACCAATGTGCTACATATTCACAATGCGACCCGAAGCCTGCATGATGCGGAGCAATACCTGGTCTGGCGCGGAAAGGTGCAGTACAACCTGTGCGGTTTTTTCTGCGCGGCATATTGCGCGGACTGGGATGCGGACATTGAAGACATGCTGGAGATACTGGTTGACAAGAAACCCGCGCTGATGCAGAGGGTCTTCCCCGGCTGGCAGGGCAGGGGGACATCGGACTATGACCTGGATATGATGCTCTCTGCGCTCGATTTCGAAGCGCCTACGGTCAAGATCGGCGCGGCATTATACGACCGTTTGGCAGGGCGTACCATGCTGACGCCTGGTCGAATGCAAACCATTCTGGAATCGCATCGCGTGATCTATTCGGTGAAGATCGATAAGCGCAGCGGTAGGCTGGCACGTTCCGGTGTGCTGCATTGGGTGGCATTGAACGATATTGTGCCCAATGAATTTGGCGGTGTGGTGGAACTCTATAACCCGTTTGGGAACAAGCTCGAAGGGTATGAGTGGGAGCAGTTGGTGGAAAGCGGCGGCGTCCCTTATGGCGTGCTGGTGCCGAGGAGATAGAAATGTTTGACTGGACCATGAGCGCTGAGGATATGCGGGCGATCCGCAAGGACAATGAAGTTTCGCTGGCGATTCGGCGGAATGAAACGATCTTGTCTGCGCAGTTGATGCGGATCGAGATTGTAGGTTCACGCGCAATGATGGCAATGAGTGATGCGGCGCGACAGGCAAAGCAAGCAGCATTTATTTTGGGTGAGCCGAACATGGACGTTGCGATTGATGATCGGCTCACCTATAACGGCATATTGCTTCAAGTCGTTTTTGTGCAACCCAACCGCCTGGCGGCGACCATCGCCGAGGCTATGGTGGTTGAATAAGGATGAAGGATGAAACATTTATTACCCGATCCTAAAGTAGAAAAAGAAATTGGGAATGGCTTTACCGTTTTTTCATGCCAGTTCGATAGTGGAGAACGCGCAAATGGAAATACGGCGACCATCCGCCTTGGAGAAGATGGAAAGGTCATGCTTTTTTTGTGCCAGTCATGTATCGAACAGTTGAACGGGCAGGTTCTTGCTCCGCTATTTGTAGAGGCGATGAAGCATCGCAGAGAACGCCCCGAATATGTTCTGAATATCAAGAAACCAGATTTTGGAGAATAAATGACAAGCGGATTTCAATGGGTTGTTTCTCCGCAAGTGATCGCCAAGGGCATCGAGGATTATGGCGAGAAAGCCCTGGTCGCGGCGCAGGCGGCGGCTACGTATTGGGGGCAGAGCATTCAGGATCAGGCGCGCGAAAACGCGATCTGGGAAGACCGCACAGGCAACGCAAGAGGCGGTTTGTTTTTCGCGGTGGATGGGTTTGGAATGCCCGCCATCACCGGCGAGGTAACGCCCGAAGCCAAAAGTGAAATGAGCGACGTAGCAGTAGAAAGCGGCGATAAAAACACTCTGCTTGTGACGTTGGGGCATACCGTTTATTACGGCAAATACCTTGAAACTTCCAATGGTGAAACATACGCCATTGTTATGAGCACAATCGAAACAAATCTTGCGGGTCTTGAGCGAATGATTCAGGACATTTTCAGAGGCTAAAGCATGGTCACATTACGAGATCGCATCAACGGATTTTTGAAACCGCCCAAGCCGCAGGAGACGACGGCGGAGGTGAAAGCCACGCCGGGCGGGGATGCGACGGTTGCCGTGTACGAAAAAATGAAGGCGGATCGGGACCGCGCTGCGATCATCAAGACCTGCCGCTCCATGTACGAGACCGATCCGCGTGTGAAGAAGGCGTTGCGGACGTACGCCACAGATGTGGTGCGCTCCGGTTATTTTGTGAAGACGGCGGATGCGCAGGCGTTGGAGATCGCGCAGGCATTGCAGAAGCGGCTGGGGTTGAATAAAAAATTGCAGGATGTGACGCGCCTTTCTGGGCGTGATGGCGATTCATTCTACGAAGTGGTGGTGGATGACGATATGAATATCGTCAAACTTTCTCGCAAGCCCACTTTGCAGATGCGACGCGCCAGCAATAATTACGATGAGTTCGATAACCCGCAAAAGGCGTTTTGGCTGGCTCCTGAAACGCAGTACAGCCCGGAGCCGGGGAAGGATGCGATCTGGTTTGCGAAGTGGCAGATCATCCACCTGCGGTTTGACCATGACGAGGAGAAACGTTATGGCACGCCGATGTGGGCATCCGCGACCGGCGCATTCAAGAGGGTGAGTGAGGGCGAGATTGACATCTCTGTGCGGCGCAAGGTTCGCGCGGGGATGATCCTGCATCATGTCGTGGAGGGGTCGCCATCGGATATTGACGCATACAAGGAAAAGAACGCGGCGGCGGAGAATAATCCGTTTGCGGCGGTGCGAAATTATTACACCAATAAGCCTGGCTCGATCAGCGCGATTCAGGGCGACGCGCACCTTAATGAGATTGCCGATATTGTGCATCACATCGAGACGATGTTCACAGCGAGCGACATTCCGATGGAGCTGGTGGCTTACGGCGGGGACCTGAACCGGGATGTCCTCGGAGAGAAGAAGGAAGAGTACGACGAAACGCTCGATGACGGGCGCGAATGGCTGAGTGAAGAATTCCTGAAACCCCTGCATGAATTGCAGTGGATGTTGAAGGGCATTTATCCGCAGGACCTTGATTACAAATTTATCTGGCGCAAGGCGAAGAGCCTGACGCCTGTGATGCTGAGGGACCTGGCGGATGCGTTGATGCGGATACGGGTGCTGGGCGCGAAAGAGGAGTTGATCCAGTCGCTTCTGGCGCAGTTCGTGCCGGGTGTGGATTTGGATATTTTGCAGGGCGACGGTTTGGACAGCACGGCGTTTGCGAATAATTTGAAAGGGCTATCGATTTAGCGATTTACGATTTGCGATTGACGATTATGAAAAACAAAAAACTGTTATCCCGTTTGGATGAAGTGGCTTTGGGGTCGCTGGATAAGGCGGCGTTCAAGGCGCTCTTGCGTTTGCAGGTGTTTTTTACCGGCAGGACGCATGAACTGTTTTTGCAATTTGGGAAACAGGCGGCGGCGATCCTGATGAAGCACAGCGACGCGGACGGGAAGCTGGACGGTCTGCATGGCTATCGGGCGCAGAGTGATTTGGTCCAGGCATGGAGCGATACGTTTGCGACCTGGCAGGCTGAGTTTTTGGCGGCGCGGCGGGAGGCGGTCAGTCTGCCGTATGGGGTTCTGGCGGTGAGGCATGAAAGGCTCATTGTCGAAGGTCAAAGGTCGAAGGTCGAAAGTCGAAGAGCAGTGACCAGTGACCAGTTATCAGTGGTCAGTGAAGCCATCGAAGATGGGGTGTTCAAACCGCAGATCGATGTGTTGTTGAAGGTCGCTGAGGAATATTTGTATGGCGATGGTTTGACCTTGGATAACCGCATTTGGCGCATCGATGCGGCGGGGCGTGAGGCGATCAATAACGTCATCATGCAGGGGATCGCCGATGGTGATTCGGCGTGGAACATGGCAAAGAAATTGGAGCAGTTCCTGGGTGCGGGTGAAGGCTGTCCGCGTTGGACTTCGACGCGGTTGTATGGTCGCTCTGCCAGCGATAAGGCGGTGGGCGATACAACGGGTCTCTTGTCTGGCAATGACTGTGACGGGCGGGGCGTGGCATATAAAGCGCTGCGCCTGGCGCGGACGGAGATCCAAAAGATTCATGCACTGGCAACGGATCGGCTTATGGCGCAGCAGCCGTGGGTCGAGATGGAGCAATGTCATCTGTCTGCAGCACATCCCGAAGCGGATGAATGTGATGATGTTATTTCGGGTGGGGAGGATGGGAAGGGGATTTACCCAGTTGGGACGATTCAGTATCCATTGCACCCTGGTTGTTTTTGCTATAAGACCGCCGTGCTGATGAATGAAAAAGAATTCACTGGCAAACTCAACAAATGGTTGAACGGCGAAACATGGAGCGAGATGGATGAGTATAGCGGCATGATCGGCGGAGATATGTCCGCTTCGCTGATGCCGGATGCAGTCAGCTTGGCGGTTTGGTTGTTTGGTGAGGAGTTTGAGGATATTTTGAAATGAAGACGATTGCCGATGACTTCAAAACTGTTTTGGACGCGGATACGACGCTGATGAATCTGTTGACGGGTAGGGTCTGGACCGGCGTGAAGGAAATCCAGCGGAATGCGACGGCGGCAGCGTTTGACGCGAACAAAGAGCTGTTGCCGTGCGCGTTAATCAAGATGGGTCCAGAGATACCACGCGGACCGTACAGGACTTCGACGCAGGTTGTTGTGTATGTCTATTTTTATCAACGTGCTGGGAACTCCATCATTGAGAGCGCGATGGATAGGGCATATACCCTGCTACACGATAAAAAAATCGGTTCTGGGACGTTTCGGATCGAGCATGACCAGACGATACACACATATGAGTTGATTGAGCGCGAGGATAATGCGCTGGACGCGCAGATGGGGGTGCAACGCTATGTGCAGGTGAAACTACGTTGATCCAACTACCTCGGTAGTCAATAAAAAAGGAGAGTATAGATATGAGCAAGCCTTACGGAATCAATCAGATCAAGATCAAAAAGGGGACGCAGGTGGTGCAGTTGCCTGTGGCGCAGTCGCTCGAATTTGAGGAGCGCATTGTCTCTGGCGAATTGCCAGGCGACGATGGGTTGCAGGCGGTCGCCTCGCATACCAACGGCGTGACGTGGAAAATCAAAGCAGGTGGAATTTCGCTGGATGCATACGCGCTGATGACCGACCGCACCGTGAGCGAAACGGGCAGCACGCCGAACGTGGTGCGCACGCTCGAAAGCGGCGGCGTTGGCAAGCGTATGCCGTATTTCGAGATCTACGGCAAATCGCTTGGCGATGGGGATGATGATGCATGGATCCATATCATCGACGCCAAAATCACCGAGGGTATCAAAGGCACGATGGGCGATAAAGAATTTTTCGTCAGTGAGATCGGCGGCATGGCTCTCGATTGGGAAAAGGTCGAGCACGAGACTGCCGCCTCCCTGCCCACCGGCGGAACCCCGCCCGCGTTCACACTTACACCTTCGCCTGCCGATGGCGCCAGTGGTGTGGCTGTTGGTGCGGATGTGGTGCTTACATTCAGCAATGCCCTGGCATACGGTGCGGAAGATGCGATCATCCTCACCACAGCGGCGGGCGTGCCTGTTGCCGTTGCCCGCACGATCAACGCGGCGCGGACAATTGTGACGCTCAACCCGTCCAGCAACCTGGGCGCGGCGACCGATTATTTGGTGATCGTCCCGAACGTTCACGACAAATACGATCAGGCGCTTGCCGATACCGTGATCAATTTCACCACGGCGTAATAACCGTCAGCATCTCGTGATGCTGACACGGGCGATGGCGGCATGACGCCGCCTCGCCCAGCCCACCCCTAACCCCTCCCCTAAAATCCTCTAAAGAGGACAAGAGGGGAGGGGAATATCAGAGGAAATATGACAGACGATTTCAAAAACAGGCTTGAACGCGCCAAGGCGATGCGGCGCGAGACGATTGCAAAGTTTCGCTATGAGCAGGTGAAAGAGATGCCCGACCCCTTGCCCGACAGCGGGTTGAAAGTGTTCCTGCGCGAAGCCAGCATGATGGACTTGGTGTTCAGCGGTAAACTGCCCGAACCGCTGGTGGATGCGATTCAATCTGCAAGCAAGGACAAGCAGGATGTTGACCTCAAAAGCCTTGCCCGCAACGGCGCGGAATTTTCCAAGATGGTCGAAGGCTTGATTCTGATGACCGTGGTGGAGCCGCCGATTGCTGAAAAAGCGGACGACGACCACATTGGCATTGCCGAGCTTTCCGCCAACGACCGCATGGCGATCTTCAACTGGTTGAACAGGGAGAAGAATTCTTTAGACTCCTTTCGCGGCGGACAAGATGAACTTGTTCCGCCTGCACAACCTGGCAGCGGCATACAACCAGAGACCGAGCCAGGTCTTGGGGTTGGAAACGGAAATGGCAGCCTGGGCGCTGGATGAAGCCTGCCTGATGGTGGGCAGGCGCGTGGAGAATAACCTCGCGCAGGATAAACCGCCCTTCGACGGCTTTGAGTTGCCCGCAGAAAAAATGGCGAACGGGTACAAAAGCACAGGGCATAAGCCTGTGAAGAAAGCCCAACTGGATTTTTTGAAGTGACAAAAATATGGCGATCAATTTAGGTTCAGCATACGGAAAGATCAGCATTGACTCTTCGGGGGTGACGCGAGGAGTTAATGCGGGCGTGGCAAGCCTGAACTCGTTAAACAGCAAGGCGCAGGAATTGGGCATGACCCTAAAACGTAATGGCGCGGCAATGACGGCGGCTTTTACGCTACCGGTGCTAGCAGCTGGGCGAAGTGCGATAAACACCTTCAAGGATTACGAGAAGGCGATGAATGTGCTGGGAGCAGTGACAGACGCAACGGCGAGCCAGATGGAGGAACTGAGCGCGCTGGCGAAGGATTTGGGGGCGGATATTTCACTGCCCGGCACGAGCGCGGCAGACGCGGCTGAAGCGATGGCTGAACTGGCGAAGGCGGGCTTGAATATCAATGAGGTGATGGCAGCTGCGAAGGGCGTTTTGCAAATGTCTGCGGCGGGACAATTGGGAAATGCGGAAGCGGCGGAGATCACGGCGAATGCGCTTAACGTTTTCAATCTGCAAGGCAGTGAGGCGGTGCGAGTGGCTGACCTGCTGGCAGCGGCGGCGAATTCCTCGAGCGGTGAAGTGAGAGACATGGCGGATGCTCTACAAATGAGCGCCTCGGTATTTGCGACGGCGGATATGGAGATCGAGGAGTTGGTGGCGGCGATTAGTTTGATGTCGAATGCGGGGATTCAGGGGAGCGATGCGGGCACGTCGCTGAAACAGATGCTCTTGAGCTTGCAAGCGCCCAGCAAAAAGGCGAAGGAGTTGATGCAGGAATTGGGAATCAACATCTATGACGCAAACGGGAATATGCTTGACATGCGCAGCATCATCGATATTTTTTCGACACAGATGAGCAGTTTGACGCAGGAGCAACGGAATCTCGCGCTGGCAACTATTTTTGGAAGTGATGCTGTGCGGGCGGCAAACATTGTGTTGATGGGCGGCGTGGAGGCATACGACGCAATGTTGGGTAAAGTAACGGAAGTAGGGGCGGCTTCAAAGCTAGCAAGCGCATTGATGGAGGGGCTGACCGGCTCGATGGAGAATTTAAAGAGCGCTTTTGAGACAGCGGCAATTGCAGCCATCGAGCCATTAAAGGATGATTTAAAGGTGCTGATTGATTTTGCGGTGAAGTTATTGAATGCATTTGCAGACCTACCCGCGCCGGTGCGAGAAGGGATTGTGAAGTTTATTTTGTTCTTGGCAGTGTTGGGACCGATCTTAATCGTGCTGGGGTCGCTGTTGCCGCTGTTGGGCGGTTTGACGAAATCATTGAACCCGTTCAACGGCGGAATCCTTGGATTGATTGGGACGTTCTTGAAATTGCTTTCCTTTGCGGCGATTGTGGTGAAGGTGCTGGGCGCGTTTGGGATTTCAACTGGGGTGGTGGGAGTGAAGATATTGGCATTGCAGGCGGCGGTTGCTGGCGTTGGGACATCCTTACTTGCTTTACTCGCACCATTTGCGCTTGTCATTGCAACCATTACGCTCATTTATCTGTTATGGAAAAATTGGGATACTCTGGGAGTGACCATCAAACAACTTGGCTTTATCATTTCCTTTGTATTCAAGCAAGTTTATGTTAGTGTAAGTAACACCCTGAAGCAACTATGGTTCATTATCAAATTTGGTTTTGGGCAAATGTGGGCGACGCTTAAAGCTGGCTCAGCAGAGGCATTACAAAACCTGCTGAACGCATGGAATACCTGGATCGAGCAGAACAAAGCCAAATTCAACGGATGGGTGATGTGGATACAAACTGCCTGGCAGAACATCTTGAAATTTTTCGCCAAAGCGCGTGATTACATCGTACAAACCTTCCAGAAAATGGACTGGTCTATGTTAGGCAGATATGTCATGCTAGGGCTTGCGAATGGCATTTTGGGCGGGATACCATTAATCATTGCCGCAGGAACGAAAGCAGGGCAAGCAGCGCTTACGGCATTGCGCCGCGCATTAGATTCGCACTCGCCCAGCAAAAAAGCCGAACAAGAAGGCGAAAATTTAAGCCAGGGCTTTGCGAATGGAATTCAAAACAGCATGGCGCTATTGGAAAAGAATAGCCCGTACCAACGGCTGCTTGATTTGATGAATGCCAACACAAAAATAGCCATTGCGATGAGTAAAAATTCCATCGACATGTATTATGAAGCCATTGGTGATTCGACTGACGCCGCATATAAACGACAGATGGAAATGCTTACGTTGTACCTCGACAATTTAAGAAAATATTATCAATCCATCTCAAAGATGGGGGGGAATACATATAAAAATGCATTTCGTTCTTTGTCGTCTACAGCAAGCAGTCCTGCAGCAGGCGCTATAGCTGGCATAAATGTTGGGTCTGGAAATATTCCTAATTGGTATCCTGGCATGGAAATACCAAGACCAATACCTGTTGAACAACCTAACCTTGGAAGTATCCCAGTTGAACAGGCTCGATCTGTTAATGTTGAAATTGTTCAAAACTTTTCTAGCGGCTTGACGACCAAGCAAGCAGAAAAAATGGTCACAGATAATTTAGATAGCATGTTTGGGCGGCTTTCCGAACGATTGGCAGGCACATAATGTATTTTGGCATTGGAACATCCTCCGGCACGATCACCGACCTGCAAAGTCTGGCAACTCCGCTTGTTTACCCTAAATCCACCTACCTGCCAACCGCCGTCACCAAAAAGACTGGTGCGAACACCAAGCGTGGGTTTGGTCTGCCCGTGGCGTATTGGACGTTTGCTCTGATGACTCTCGAAGAGCGCAATCAGTTGAAATCATTCTGCGCGGGCTATTCGGCGACCGTCTACATCCGCACGAAAAAAGACGATGATACCTACGCAAATTTTCAATGCACAATGAACTGGGTGGATGACGATACCTCTGGCAGGTGGTTCGGCGACCGCAAAGAGATCGTGATCGAATTCGTGAACCTGGTGGAGGTGTAAATGCCGCGCGCATTGACATCGGGTGAGTTAACTTCCCTGCGCAGCGACCAGGCATCCATTCTGTGGTTGGATGTGGATGTCCCTCCGGTTGTGTTTGCCTGCCGGGTGAATCAGACCTTTGCCACTCTGGATAAAGTCATCGAGGTCACATACGATACGGTCACGACCGGCGCATACACCGACGTGCTTGGCGGACAAACGCTTCTGGTCGGGACCTCAGCCGGTCTCGCCGATTTGGGCATGTGCCGCATCCGAAAATCCGCAACCTCGACCAAACTATACCTCGGCGAAAACGCGGACATCAAGTGGGCGGATAACGCCTACCTGACCGTGATTGACGATTGGAATCTGTGGGACAAGGAAAAGCGCACGCTCTCGGATGGCACGCAATATATGGATTATGAGATCGCCTACAGCGATCAGCACAGCGCGTTTTATCCCATCGTCAACGCCGGTCCCATGCGGCGGGTGGCAAAACTCACCGGCTCGTATGTGGATCTGCAATACGATCTGACCGGCTCATGGGTGTTGGATTCCACGCTCTCGACCTATTCGGTATCCGCGCCCGGCTCGGTCTCGGTGACAGGCGGGACGACCGCTACACCAACGATCCGTTATGACACGGCGGGCAGGTATCGTGTGGCTTTTACAGTCACGGCGGCAAACGGCAAAAGCACAACCGTCTATCGCACCGTCCGCGTATGGTCGGACGCCTCGCCGTTGATCAAGGTCTTCACACTCGATTCCTGCCGGGGGTCATATGACAACGGCGGCTGGGAATTTTCGATCACCATTCAGGGGACGGAGGCGAACATCCGCGACCGGGCGTTGGTCACAATCGTGGCGCAGGATTTTTATGGCGGCGTGGAGACCAGTATCGGCGACCTCGCTGGCTATGAAAACATCGCCGCCATCGGCTGGGTAGACGGTGAATCCATCGAATATGATCCCAACGGAGGCACGGTCAAGTTTACGGTCAAGGGTCCGCACTGGTGGCTGAATCAACTGGCAGGGTCGGATGCGGCGTTGACCAACGTCGGCACGACACCCGCCCAATGGAGCGAAATGTTCGGCTTGACGGTGGACAAGGCTTTATATCATCTCGCATACTGGCGTTCGACCGCCGCCGCCATCATGGACGTTTACAAAAGCGGCGACGCGCGTCTCTCGCCGAATTTCACCGAGCCGGTCAACTCATTCTGGCAAAAACTTGCCAGCGTTGCCGACAAAATTCTGGCGCGTCCATGCTGTGACCGCTATGGGCGTCTGTTTGTGGCGATTGATCCGCAGTTGATTCCGCCCGCAGACCGCGACGGCATTACGGTCATGACCTTGCAAAAAGGCGACTGGCTCGATAACGGCATGGACATCAAACGCCGCCTGGTCTCGCGCGACGCGCGGATTGACCTGACCACCTGGCTGGTACAGGGCGGCGCGGAACCGGTCACGCTTTACAGCCTTGCGCCGGGTCATAACTTCAAGCGCTGGGGGCAGAACGTGCCGCTCGATAATTATCTTGCAGGCAGTCAAACGCAAAGCAACGAAATGGCGGGCTTGATCCTCGGCGCGAACAACCGTGAATTCGATTTCGATATTTCCCTGGCGATGAATAACCGCATGGTGGATATTGTCCCGGCTCAGTACGTGGCGGTGGATGTTGCCGCAGAAGACACCCTGCGCGGCATCGCCTACAGCGGTAATGTGGTTGTGCGAAGCGTTGAATTCGCGCAGGACAAACGCGGCTTCCTGCTTACGAGTTGGGATGCGGAACAGGAGAGCGTGCCTGAGAATTCGACCAATGGCGACATCCCGGATGGAGCAGGCGGCTTCGTTGATCCGCCCGATATGCCGCCGTTGGATTTTTCCATGCCAGCGCTGCCGTCCATCCCTGTGCCGCCCACCACTAGCCCAGAGTTAATAAAAACTGTTGTCGTGCTTATTAAAAACAAAGGCATATTTTACACAAAAGATTTCGATGTCGAAATGCCGCATTGGTTCGCTATGAATAACGGATTGCCCGACACTTTAGATATGGTGAATCTGGAGATTTCTGCCACCGGAAAAATGTATCTACAGAAAGGGGGCGAAGCGATCTATTATGCGCCTTCGCTTGGCGCGGCATGGACATCCATTTTTGACACAACAATGATCGACAACCCGGAAAGTTATCCATATCCGCGCGACGAGGCGATCATGGGATTTGGCATCAACCGCAATGGCGACGATCAGATATTGATTATTGCCGGGTTGATCGTGACTATTTTTACCACATGCATTGTTTACCCTTGGTACGGATCGCACTCGTCGCTGACGCGCACCGTCGGCGCATATTTGATGTCTCCGTCATCTTCGAGCCGTCGCGGCTTCCTTGGGTACGTTGGCGGCAAATGGATATTGTCATATTACAACGCCGCGAATCGTGTAGAGGTGGCTACTCTCAGCGGCAACGGCTCAGTCATTGACGACATCACCGAACTATCTGTTGGCGGCAAGCCTACTCTTGGGCAGTCCCGCTTCGGGGCGCAGGTGGCTCTGGTGCGCTCCGAGTATGCGCGGCTTACCCAGGACGGCGGTGCTTCGTGGACGGAATTAACTGCTGCTCCAAATTCGTATGATGGATACGAGGATTATTACCAGGCGATTGCCCCCAACGCTGATGGGTCTAAGATTGTCATTGGCGTCAACGATGTTTTGGGCTTTAAGCGCTCATCTGATTCTGGCGCGACCTGGGACGCTCCCAGTCTGGCGCAGGCGGTCACGGCGGTTTGGCATGTCGGCAAGGATTCGTGGATATTCGCAGGCGCGAACCAGATTCAAATTACATATGACTTCGGAGAATCTGTCATACAAAAAACCGGCGACTTGCAATCGTGGGCGACCGCATTTTTCGACGTTCTGGCGATCCGGCATCTTCCGTGAGGTATCATGAAACGAGCAGAAAAGACTTTCTTCGAAACGCTTACCGATAAGCTCAAACGCTACCAGACGCGCTCCGTTACCTATTCGGGTTTCCTCGGGAAGAGCGACGGCACTGTCGAAGTACCCGGATTGAGTGGCTACGTTTATATCCGCATGGTCAACGGAGAGGTTCTGACCGCTTTCAACCAGCGTGTTCCGAATATTTTCGACTTGCCCGTCTATTTTGGATATGACCCAGCGGCACCGAAATTATTCCAGGTGTTGTCCATTCGCCCGGTGTTCGTGACGCAGCCGAATCAGGATACGTCCCTGCCCGAAATCCCCGACCATGACCATACATGGCCCGCCAGGCTGACTACCTGGGTAAGAGGTGAACAGTTCTTGCCTGGTCTTGTTCAGGCAAAGGGAGGGATGATCGTTTGCGTCTATCCGTTTTATTTGCGGAAGCTGGACGGGACGCATATCTATGTGCCGTACACCGAATTGGATTTAACGAGTTACATCCCATTGGATGGGTCAGTAGCTGTTTTGGTCGCTGTGGATGATGATGGCGATTTCGTTATTACATCGAGCGCGTCAGTTGCGAGTGTTGAGGCAGTGGACGAAAGCATAATCCCAATTTCTGAGGATTATTCCCTGGCTGGCGTGCGTTTGTCTTTTGGCGTTTCGTCCATTAGGCAGGAGGAGTTTTACAACGACATCTTCGATTTGCGCTTTGGACGGCATGTGATCGGCGGCGCGACGTGGGGGAAGATATCGGGGAATATTGCGGATCAGATCGATCTATTTGTGTTTTCTGGAGGTCATACGCACGGAGGATATCGTTGGGCGGCAGATGGAGTAAAAACGATATTTGAATTAGCGGATGTTTTGGAAGTTCTGTTGGCTGTTTATGACAATTCTCTTCGCCTCGATCCGCTGGATGTTGAATTATCTGCCGATGGGACACAGATCATCTTCGCATCTACACCCACAGCCGGAAATATTATTATCGCTGATGGAATTATGAGGAGCATATAATGGCTATTAACCTTGGAAGATTGATAGGAAATTACTACACCAATAAATCTGGCGCAACTGTTAATTACGGCGATTTTGTCATCGTTGATAGTGCAACAGCCCAGGCATTCAAGACCACGAATATTGAAGGCGACGTGAGTGGCGAACCTGGGGTCGTCATGGAACCAAATGGGATTGCCAATAATGGGAGGGGATTCATTGCAACTGGCGGCGATGTGCCCCAATTGAATCTCGATACTGCCTCCGCATTATTGGATTATGTACGCTCGTCAACCACTGTTGGCAAGGGAAAACCGCATTCCAGCCCGAAGGTTGCAGGCGATTTCGCGCAAGTGCTCGGAACTGGCACGACACCGCCTGCGCGACTATTTGGCGGTGTCGTGCCAGGAATAGTCTACGCACCGCTAGGGTTGCCTGGCGCTACTCAAGCAAGCCGATATGTTGGTGCGACTGCTTCAGGGGCGCCTGTCTCTGGTACGTTTTCCATTGGGGATTTTGTAATTGCGCAGAATGGAGCTATATGGATATGTACGGTGGCAGGATCTCCGGGTACCTGGGCAAGTTTCAGCGGAGGTAAGGGAATAACCGGCGTTACAAAAGTGCGAAAAACAGCAGTGCAAAATATAGCGACCGGAGCGTGGAGAACTATTACATGGGATGTAGAAGATTACGACAATTTGGGCGCGTTCGATTCTGGGGTAAGCAATGTAAATATCACAGTTCCGACGGGGATTACCCTTGCAAAGGTTTCGCTTTTTGTGTCTTGGGCTAACAACAGCGCAAGCGGGAGATATATAAACTTAAAAAACAACGCAAACGAAAAGTCTCTGCTTTTCGACATCCGCAACGCACTTAATGAGACAGGAACTGCGCTTTCTGCTGGCTGGATACCTGTTACAGCCGGGGATGTCTATAGTTTAAAAGTCAACAGCGGCAGTCAAACATTGAATTTCGGAGATGCTACATTTCCAGCCACTTATCCGCAAATGACGATTGAATGGCTTGATAGCTTTGCGAATCTACATTTGTAAAGGGAGTAGATGACCAATAAAAGAACCGCCCATGAGGGCGGTTCTTTTATTGGTGGGAAGGATGTTTCGTCCGTACGTGAAACTCCACCTTGAGAATGTGCCTATATAAAGGCGGTCCCGACGGGGTTAGGAATATAGACACATCATCCTCCCAGCCGGGACCGTGGGCTTTTGGGAGCGGTACCGGGGGATAGTAGTAATAAATTACGCCATAGAGCATTTTATCTTCGCGGCGGACTTCTACGTGGTCTACGACCAGGCGCAGGAGCAGACGCTGTGTGTCGAGGTCTGCGGCGGCGAAGGCTCTGGCAAAATTGACGGCGATGTAGGCGAGGATGTCTGGGGGAATTGCGGGGATGGGTTCGATGGCGGAAGCGTCCAGATCGGCGAGCTGGCTTTCGAGATCGGTTTCGTCCATCTCGAGTTCTTTGAGGCGTTTGGCGGGGGCTTTGGCGTCTCTGCCGAGATCTTCGAGGAGCGACATCAGATTGGTGATCTTCTTTCGGACGGTAGCAAGCCGGGTCTTGAGGTCGAGCCGTTTTTCCGTCTGTTCGACAAGGATTTTGGCAGAATCAGATTTCAGTTGTTCGTAGGCGGCGAGGAGATTTTCCGGTTTGAGGGCTACGCTGGTGAGGGTGGTCACGACCGCATTTTCGACCGTCTCGCGTGGGATGCGGCTCTTGGTGCAGTCGCGTTTGCGATAGGCACGGGTGCAGAAGTAGCTGTCGTAGGTCTTGCCGCTCTTTTGCGGTGAGCTGCGACCGAAGAGGGGCGAGCCGCAGAGGGCGCAGCGACCGATGCCGCTGAGCAGGAAGCGCGATTTGGCGCGGCGGGGATGGTCCATGGAGTCAGTGGCGACGTGCTTGCGGCGGGCGTAGTGGTTTTGGACGATCTGGACTTGATCCCACAGCTCGGGGGTGACGATGGGTTCGCAATAATTTTCGAAGACCATCTCTCCAAATGTGAGGGTGCCTTTGTAGATGGTGTTGGCGAAGAAGGTGGAATAGGAGTTGATGCCGCTGTATAGTTTTGTTTCTTTGTGGATATCGCCCAGGGAGATGCGACGCGCTCGCATTTCGAAGGCTCGCCTGACGCGGGGGATAAAATCTGGATCTGGAAGCCATTTGTGGGCGATGTGAGGCGTGCCGTCGCGCCGCAGACCGATGGTGACAGGTTCGCGCATAAATCCGCGCGGATGACTGCCGGGCACGCATCCATAGCGTTCGACAAGGTTTTGTAAGCCGCGTTTGACATCGAGGGAGAGGTCGGTGAGATATTGTTCATCCTTGAAATCAATGGCGGCTTCGAAGAGGCGACCCATGGGACCGTCGGGCACTTTGTCGTTCATGGAGTGGAAGATGTAGCCGAGGGTGCGGATTTCGGCGCGGAAGAATTGGGCGTTATCGACGGAGCGGGCGAAGCGGTTGTACTTCCAGACGACGACGCCGCGCTCGCTGCACTCGTGGCGGAAGGCGTACATCATGGCTTGCAGCTCGTCACGTTTGATGACGCTGGAGCCGCGCTTGGCTTCGTCTTTGTAGATGTGGGTGATGACGAGGTTATGTTCGGCTGCCCATTTACGCAGGGAGGCTTCCTGCTGTTCGATGGACAGTTCCTGGTCTTCGTGACCACTGTCGCGCAGATAGCCGAAGATGCGGTCGCCGGGGGAGAAGGGGATTTTGGTCATTGGGGGATTTTAGATTTACGATTTGCGATTGGTGATTAGGGCAGGTTTTCGCAAGCGATTCCATCATTGTCATTTCCGTCAAGTTTATGAATGTCCCCATATCCTAACGACCTGCAATAATCAAAACATGCCTGCGCTTGCGCGTGGGTCTGAAAATCTTCGACCCTGCAATTATATAAATCTCCAGCGCATGAACATGTGCTGCCCGTTGACGGCTGGGTTGCCAAAACAAAAGGCGTGTCGGTCTGAAAAATATAGATCGTAGGTTGCGCAATCTGGGTTTGTAATACAAAAATAAATATTGTGTTGGTTGGTTCGACGGGGATGATCGCCGGGGCAAGCGTGACAGTAGACAGCGGCTTAGGCGGTTGCGCCGCCCGCGTTTGTTCCTGCGCGGCATGGGCAGTATTGGCGATGATCTGCTCGATGGGCATGGATTGGACTTCATAGCATCCGATTTCTCTCATGCGGTCATCGGACGCTTTCATGTATCCCAACCCCCAACTATATTCTGGCGTGCCGGGTTCTTGGAGCGTCAGGTTTTCTTCCGCCTGGTCGAATTCGTTTTGCAGTGTGGCGCAATCTGTGGAAGAAAGAATTCTGGCATACACATCCGGGTTCCCGCCGTATTCGTCCATGTAATCGGATGCGCTCTTTTTGCTTTGCGTGGTCTCGCTGGCTTGTATGGCGAGCGCCGCCACTCCGCAGACAATGCAGCAACTGCTGACGACGGACAGAATGATGAAAATAAACTTATTGCCTTTCATCATCTCACCCAATGCGCCGGATAAAGACGCGGCTCGAGCCAGCGCAGATAAAAAAATTGAATGTGTTCGATGATTTGCGGGAGTGTGGGGGAGGAGTGCCAGAGGATGAGCAGGGTGAAACGCAGTTGTTGAAGCGGTGGAAGGTATTTCCAATCCCGCTCAACATTAGCCCGTCTTTCCTCGCTTAGGAATTTGTCGAACCCCGTCAATACTTTTCTTCGCTTCATACTTGGCAGCCTCCTCTGCAATCATGCCTGATATTTGTTTCTGTTTTTCTTCACTCATAAACTCCCAATTTTTCACTGCGGTTTGCAAGTATGGATTTGGGCGAGGGAGATCGAGCGCATCATAAACTTCATCCCCAAATATTTCTACTAATAATCTTATGTTATCAACGCCAGGTCTTCTCTTTCCGCTCATCCACATGGAAAGAATCGGCTGACTGACACCAAGATATGCGGCAAATTGGATGATTGTCTTCCTCCCTACATCTTTCAATTGCCATTCGAGATACTTCTTTTCAAGGAATTCAGGGAAGGTCATTTCGAGCATTATAGCATTCATGTTTCACCCTTGACACAATTTATAACCAGGGTTATATTCGTTTCACGCAGTAAACAATAACCTAAGAAATAGAACAGGTGTGCATAATGGAAACAAGAGAAATTACCCAAAAATATCGACAAGATAGAAACCTCTCTTTCAGAGAATTTGCCAGCGAGGTCAACGCCGAATTGATAAACACTGGATTTTCTTACAGCACGGCGTACAGGTTGGAAACTAAGAACTATGAGCCTGAACTCTCACTCTTAATTGAATGCATCGTAACGTATCGCAATACCCCTCGGCATTGGATTGCGCAATGGGCGGTCGAAATGTTCAGTGCCATGTATCCAGACCTTATTCAAAGTGGGGTAGTCACGTTTCGCCTCAACCATAAAGAAACTATACAGCCATAAGGCGAATTTGTCAGAAAGTGGAAGGTCAAAAATGGCGAAATTTTGGCTCGGT